AGAGTCTAAGCGAACTAAATCTTGCTAATTTTAGTGAAGCTCGTGTGGCACAGGCCTTCCAGGACGATGATATCACTGACGATCAAAAGAAAAAAATTGCCGAGGAGCATCTTTTAAAATTAGTAGATCTAAATCTCACAATGCTAGCTGGTAGCACACATAGTATAACCACTCCCGAGGGAGTTGAAGTCAGTGACACAAAATTAATAATGGATTTTTATCGTAATGCAGATATGAATACTGTGCGGGAAGTACAGGAACTGGTCAGTGAATTAGCTAAACAGGGTAAAACTCCTGATCAGAAAATCCAGTGTATGGAGTGTGGACACAACTATGATACCCCTGTGGAGTTTGATTATAGTACTTTTTTCGGCTAAGGCTTTTGCTGTTAACTCAGGCTGAAGATATCAAGGAATTCACTGATAGTCTAGAACGCCAGGCAAAAGCCCTGAAAGAAGAAATTGTTAGAATATGTTGGTGGATGCGAGGTAGTATCAGCTACACTGAAGCCCATATGCTGAGCCCTCAGGATCGCGACCTCATAGGTAAGCTTATATCCGAAAATCTAGAAGCTAGTAAAAAAGTAGGACAACCTATATATTAACCATCTTGAGACTTGCTACGCAAGTCTGTTATCTTCGCTGGCGCTCGATAACTTCTTTTTATTCCATCACAGTGATTTTATTCTAGATTAATTTATTTCTTAATCCTATTGCTCTTGGTATTCCGACAGATCCTTCAGCCATAATTTGCCCGATACGAGCAAATTGGCAGAGTCTTCCGACGAGTCCGGACACAGCCTATGGTTGGAAGAGCTAGTATAATATACTGGGAGGCGGTTGACCTGTACCCCCACTACTCTCGCCTTTGCACTATCAACGGTACCTTCTCAGTCACAACCATACTGCAACGAGAAAGCTCAGGTTGTCTCTTTTTCACAGAGCCTGAATCATTTATGCCTAGAGCGGCACTTACTTTACTGGCACCCAAGATCCGCTGGCAACGAGCCTTACCTCGGCTAGCTCAATGGGGGTAGGACACTCCTACCAACTGGGCCTGTCAAGCGCACAATGTTTTAAATTGTGCAGCGTTTAATTCAAAAAATTTGTCCTGGGACATTAGTACCCAGGTGCCCTTGTGGGCAGTCTGATAGATAAAATGATTGGTAAAACTAAGATTTGACGTGGTGTCTGTGATGTCCTGAGAATTATCCCTTGACTTGGTGTCTGCAGAATTAATCTGAAATAATATGTATCGACCTTTTCTGTTAAACTTCATAAAAATAATATTGGCGTCACCGGGATCACCAGCATCTAAACACTGATCTATCCAGTTGTCCAACTGTTTTACGCTGCCAGCAAAGAGTTGATGAAAAGGTAAATCTGCGTAACTCTTGCATTCGGCATTAAGACGAGGAAAACTCTGTCCGGGCACAATATCGCCTTTAAAGCTTCTAATCTGCCCTTCGTGTAGTACTTCCTTGCGTCGGGAGTTTGAACCTCCCACATAGGCACCTGACCCGGGTGCTCGAATAAATGTTTCTCCGTAGAGTGCAGTTAGAAATTGAGCTACCTCGCGTTCAAAACTGTTACCTTTATTCTTACTGGGACTGGTCATATGCTGTTTACTTATCTAATATTCTAGTGATTCTATTTTTTTAATTGGTAAGCCAGCCCACAGCATAGTCCTGATCTACCAGTTCTCTGCTACATTTCTGACTGCATTCCACCCAGCTCTTACTGGCATCCTGCCAGCCCTGGCTACACTTGCTCCAGAGCGGATCTGCTATAATTTCCTGAAAGGAACGATGATTTAAATTCATTCTATCGCGATATTTCGCAAAGAAACTGTCTTGCCATTGTATAGTCTTATCAGCATAAGTCAAACTATTATAGGGGAAACTTACCCAACTACAGGGAAATATAACTCCCTCGGCATTGACATAGACCCCACGATTACCTATTTCACACATAGGCACTATGGGATAATTCTCATATTGTTTTTTAATTGCTCTATATTTTTCCTGATTGACGGCAAGATATTCACCATTGTCAATGATACGGCCACTTAGATTTATTAACTGACGTTCATAACGATGACTGCTGCTGATAAACTCTGCACGTGGTTCCAGCGGATCTTGTTCACCACCGTAGGCTTCACCGTACTTACTACCAAACTTAGTGCTTAGAGTAAGTTGTAGACCATCCATAGACAGGCTTCGAGCTAGCTGTTTTATATCATCTAGTCTGTCCTGATTAAAACTGAACACAATGGTGGCCCAGTTTAAATGTACTTGTTTATTAACTTCACGTATACTTTTTATTCCCTCTAGTATACTGTCAAAGTCTGTGTTTACTCTATATAAATTATTACTTGCTTGATCGTAGCCATCCACACTAAAATTAATTGTATCTCTAGCATCTAGCAGTTTTGCTAGCTCGCGCCACCATTGTGGTCGTCTGCTACTGCCATTTGTTATGATAAACAAATGAATTAGGGGATTAGTCTGTTTAATATATTGTACAATTTCTAAAAATTCTTTACAGTAGATAGGATCACCAACATCACCGCACATAGTAACTCTACGTACCTGATTGGTCAACATATCCACTGTAAAAAACTTTTTAACAAACTCCAGAGTCATATTTTTATTCAACCAGGGAGTATCTGGATGCTCTGTGCGAGGGCAACGTGGGCATCGAGCCACACAGACTGCGCTGGGTTCCAGATGCCAATGATAGAATTGCCAGTTTATAGCCATAGGTCCACTCTCTTAATCCTTGGGTCAAATATAAACTTAGACATACACTCAGCAGCTTCCGTGACAGGCATCTTGGTAATTTCTAAATTTCTAATCAAGTCTGTGTCCAGTGGACCGGGATTGATTAATTTTATATCACACTGGCTGTTAACCATTTTTTCCCAGGCTTTTTCCAGTGCCTGTTTGTGCAAGCGATAGGGCCAGTATTCAGAGTCTAGATGTTGTTCACTGCGGGGGAAGTAACTGGCTCTGCTTCCTATATTAATAATGTGTTTGTTGGCATCTAGATGCCAGTGAGAATAAAAATATTCCAGTACCTTGAGTTGACCTAGGCCATCATAGGCGTTATTGATTACCATATCATAGTCTAAAAAATTGCTTGCCCAGGTATCAACTTCCAGTATATCGTAGCCAGTGGATCTACTCACACAGGTAATTGTGTGCTCTAGTTCCAGTAAATTAAGCAGTCCTTGTGCCAGACCTGATGTGCCCGTGATTAAAATCTTCACGCTGTCTCCAGGTCTGTGTTATACATAGTATAGCCGTTTTCCTTGACCACACGCATTATATTACTTACTCGTCCAATTAGTTCGTCTTTGTGACTGACTAACCAGACACTCTTGTTACCCTCACGGCTCATCTTCTTGAGCAGTGCTAGACTATTTTCCACTCCGGAACTATCCAGTCCACTATCAATAAGCTCATCGATGAACAACAAGTTCACAGGCTGATACAAGCTTTCCCAGACATCACGGAACGCCCAGCTCAAACTTAGAATCAATCTGTTGCGTTCACCACGGCTTAGGTTGTCAAAGTCCAGTTCACGACCAAGTTCTTCAATGCTCACAGTGAGGTCGTTGTTAAATTTAACCGTGTGTGGTAGACCAATTTTATCTAGATAGTAACCCAGACGAGCATTTAGATAGTTTAAGTTTTGGTCAATGATACGCTTACGTATAAAACTGTCCTTGTTGCTCAATAGTTTAAGTAAAAATTCCTGATGATCTCTTAGACTAGTAAGTTCATTAATTAGATCATAACTTACCTCCTGTAGTGCCTGCTCACGCATTTCTATGATGGCATCCTGATAGGGATCTTGTTCGGATTGTTTAGATACTAGTTGTGTAAGTAGAGCTGCCATACTGCTGCGATGTTCAAAAGCATCGCTCTCAGTGGCGTAGAAGGTTGTGGGTGCTGGTCCAAGATTTTTCAAAGATTCTACTATTTGCTGATGTTCCTGACGTTGTGTTTCGTTAGTCAAAATCTGTAAGGTTGCTTCTTGTAATTGTTTGTTTTTTGCACTACGTATTTCATCTTGTTTGTCGTCGTGCAATGCTTGACCACAGGCATAACATTCGTGCTTGGCCAAAGCATCTAGATCTCGCTGTAAAGCTTCTACAGCCTTGTTTAATTTTGCATTATCACTATCTATGCTCTTGATCCAGCGTTCACTTTCCTGGAGAGTTCGTGTTTTTTCTCTATGATTAACAAGGGCCTGATGCGCTAGTAATTCTTGTTCGATGTCCAGTTTAGCCAGCTCGTCATAGGCTGATTGTATAGCAACCAGTTCTTCATCGTGTTTCTGACGCCAAAGTTTCTGTCTACGTTCAGTACTGGCTATCTGTTCCTGAATACGTTTGTTGGCATCCAGTGTGGCCTTGATCCTAAAGTCTTCTTCCTGAATCGCTTCCTTGGTTAACTTCTGCTGTTCTTTGAGAGCTTCAGCTTTTTCGCTGAGTAGGGTTATACCCAGTAGTTGCTCAATTATACTTCGTTGATCATTAGCCCTGAGACTCAGGAAAGGCTCTGTGTAGGTGTTTAGCGCCACAATGTGTCTAAACATATCGGGACTCATATTAAGAAGATGCTCGATAGCCGCCTGTGTTTCACGACTATCGCCCTGGCTCTCATCTTCCTTCTGCTCTTGCTCGTCACCACCAATAAAAAACTTCATTATATTGGGTTTACGACCGCGCTCAATTCTATATTCCTGACCGTTACACTCAAAGTCAATGGTCACCAACATATTTTTGGCATTGGTGCGGTTAATCAGATTATCTTTTTTAATTTTGGTCAATGCTTCGCCATAGAGCGCATAGGAAAGAGCATTAATAATTGTGGTCTTGCCAGTGCCATTACGTGCGCCAGCATCATCACCACCAAGGTCTACGTTCTCTCCCAGTACCAGTGTGAGATCATCGCGATCAAAATTAACACCCTGAGTGGCGTTACCCACACTCATAAAGTTTTTTAATGTTAACGACTTAATCTTGAACATAGAGATTAAAGATTCCTATAGATGTCTAGTAATAGTTTTTTATCAAACTGTCCTTCTACAATATTAGTCAGCTGATTAATTACAATCTGATCTACGCTTTCAAATTTTACATTACCCTGAATCTCGTATTGTTCGAGGTCAGTGTTTTTCTTGGGCAGTAGACTGATTTCACGGAGTTTATACTGATTTAAAAAGGTATCACGTAAAAAGCTAGCTTCTTCGTAGCTTATGTCAATGTCTAGATTGACTCTTACGTGCATATTTTCCAGCAATTTTTGTGCTGCGTCTGCTTCTTCTAGAAGCTCTCCGAGATTATAGACACGGTACTTGGGTTGATCAGGCCAGGCAAAATATTCTTCAGTTCCGTCCCAGTCCAACACCAGCATACCACGTTCATCATCACCAGCATCAGCGTAGTTGTGCGGGAAACAATTACCAATGTAGGTAATATTGCCTCGTGTCTGTCTTTTGTGAAAATGACCTGTGTAGACACGATCAAAATTCTTGAATAGGTCAGCTTTTACTTCGCCGTGTTCGGGCATCTGCACCATCGCATTCATATAAAAATGCGGTAGTTCAAAATGCCCAAACATATAACGTGCCTTTAATTTGGGAATTCTTTTATGGTCATTACCAACCAGCCAAGGAGCAATAACCACGTCGCCACTGTCAAACCAATCATTGCATATATGAACGTTAGGTAGGTGCCGTGCCCATTCCACACTTTGTACATCACGTTTGTCACGATAATAAAGATCGTGATTGCCAGGAATAAAATAAACAGCATTAAAATTGTCATTTAGATGCTCCAGTGCTCTAAGGCTATAGTTAAGCGTGACAATGTTGATGCTTGCACGATTGTTATGCCAGTCGCCCAGGAACAAGGCTGTATCACAACCCTCTTCTCGGGCCTTGGCGGTAAACCACTTGATAAAGTTTAGACAATCTTCATTGTGCTGTGTACTATTAGATTTTAACCCAAAATGTATATCAGTGCAGATAGCTGCTCGTTTAAAAAGTGTAGACATAACACCTATTATAGCTTATAGTCTGTCTGAAATGCAATAGCAAGATTACCTAACTGAAGTTTACTCGTCATAATAATTTGAATCTCCACCAGACCAACTACCTGCCCCCTGACGAGTGTAACTGGGATTCAGTCCGTTCATTTCTAATATATCATCTCGAATATTTTGATTGCGTTTTTCGATGTTGAGTACTCGAGTAAAACTATTTGTGATGGCGGCGGTGTAGTAGGCAAAGGGATTCTGACTTTTACTCTCGTCAAATTGTAGTCCAATTTGTGATAGCTGTAGCAGTGCCTGACTTCGCATTTCATCGTTATAGGTGTAGCCGCGCCAGTTACTACGAGTGGCATAACGTTCACATAATTTAATAAACATATGAGCCAGCTTGTTGGTCATCTGTCCGTGATCACGGCAAAACTTTCCACGTTTTAGGCCACCCTGCCAGTGGCTCTTGCCCACCAAGACCGGTGTCCCTTCTTCATCCACCCTAAAATGCTGAAAAGGTGGGAAGTTTACCTTGACGTATTTGTTATGTTTAGGATCATCCTCGTCATATTCAGTGTAGGCTTCTTCCTCTTCGTCCTCGTAGAGTTCACGAGCAGCATCACGGGCTCGCTGCGTCTTGGCATCATCCAGTGGAATATGCTCCCAGGTCATCACTCTGAACACTACATCAGTCTGAGGAATCTTGGTATACTTTATTTCAAAGTTTTCCATTTTTTGCTTTTGCCCAGTGGCTGCCACGGCATTGTCGTGTGCAAGTTTGGCTAGGCGCTCAGCACGATTCTTTCTAGCTTGTAGTATGTTCTTTTTATTGATCTTGGAGACGTCAGCGAGTATGAGGTCATAGTCAGCTGCGTCTTGATCTTTGTATACACAATAACTATTTTTGCTTTTATGTATTTCCTTCAGTATGTCTTTGTTGTTTAGATAGTTAAATTTCATTTTTTGGTCCTCAATGGAATATTACTAAAAAATAAATGTTTTGTCAATACCTTGTTAATAATTTTTAAAATAATAGTAGTTAATTTTACTGATAAATACCCAATATTATAGGGTCTTCGCGCTATGGCTGGATATTGGGAACAAAAACAATTAGAACAAAACTTTTCTGGTGCCAAGCAGTCCTCGGGCACAATGGGTACATTTAGTCTAGAAAAAGTTAAACAATCAGTGTCCACGGGCGCCACAAAATTATTAAACAATGTGGGCGAGGGTGCATCTAGACTAGGGGGTGCTATTGCCAAGGGTGGCCGTGATGCTCTAGACAGTATCAAGGGGCAAGTACTTAACATTGATATGAAAAGTGGGGGCGCACAAGTATTAAATGCAGATAGTGATTGGCGTGTGAGAATTAGTCTAGCTCCAGCAAGCTCGTCTTATTTTAAGTACAGTGATAGTATATTTATGTCTCCACTTCAGGAGACCAACGGCGTTATATTTCCCTATACACCACAGGTGTCTATAGCACACTCCGCCAAGTATGGTGTGGAAAGTCTTACTCATAGCAATTATCCCATAGTGTTCTATCAGAGCAGCGAGGTTGGTGCTATAACTATCAACGGCGAATTTACTGTACAAAATATGGCCGAGGGTAGATATCTTATGGCTGCTGTACATTTTTTCCGTAGCTGTACCAAGATGTTTTTTGGAGGCGACAGCATTGCCGGCACTCCTCCGCCACTAGTATTTTTAAACGGCTATGGAGCACCTTATTTGCCCAATGTTCCCTGTGTGGTAACACAGTTTAGCCATACTATGCCCAGTGACGTAGATTATATAAATGTGCCTATGACACGCAGTACTACTAGACAGCCAAAATATGACTGGAGTGGTGGACCAACAGAGCCTATAACAACTATTGACAAAGCCACAGTAAGATTACCCACAATGAGTTCCCTAAGCGTTACCCTACAGCCAGTTTATAGTCGTAGAAATATCTATGAAAACTTTACTCTGGACAAATATGCCAAGGGCGAATTAACCAAGGGCCCAACTAGCAATCGTGGAGGATTTATCTAATGGTTAAAGTTAGTTACGAAAAAAATAGTCCCTATTATTTTGCCACTGGCAGTACAGGCAAATATCTAGGTGTTCTAGACTTGCCAGTTATTCCTAAGTTAGCCAATGATGTGCTCTACACTCTGCCAGCAGCCTATAAATGGCGTCCGGATCTCTTGGCTTATGACCTATATGACGATGTAAATCTTTGGTGGGTGTTCGCTATGCGCAACCCTAATATACTTCAAGATCCTGTTTTTGATATGGTACCAGGAATTCAAATTTATATACCAAAACAGACTAACCTAATTTCTATTCTAGGGTAACGATCAATGGCTGAACTTTCAAGATTTCGTGAACCAGCACCACCTCCACCAGATCCTCAACAACAGCAACGTATATCAGAGCCACCACTAAGGGTCGATGTAGCTGGTGGCGCTGGGTACGAAGAAAAGTCTCTGCCTCCAGTGGAAGTAGTAGCCGAACGCGAATATGAGATCAAGCAAAAAGTTATAGTTAATCCTCTACACTATTTTGCTAGTTATACCTATAGTCTAAGCCTAGCACTGCTTGAACAGCAGGACTACAACGACGTAGTTAGCAAGGGAAAATATACACCAAAAAATGTTCTAATTGCTGGCGCTGGGCGCCGCGGGGAAGATTTTAAACGTAATGATTTTTTTCAGGAAGATTTTTATTGGGACAATCTTAAAATACGCACAGTTGTTGGCAAGACATTTCAAAATAAAAACAGCAACCTAGTTAATTTAAGTTTTACAATAATTGAACCAGTGGGATTTACGCTGCTAAATCGTATGGTTGCTTTATGCAAACAAAAGGGTATACGGGACTGGTCTCGAGCTCCCTATATGTTGCAAATAGATTTTTATAGCAGCGACCCGCCACGTCCAGGATTAATTCCCGGGCTCACAAAGTATCTCCCCATTAGTATAATAACTATGAAAACTAAAATTTCTACTAGGGGAACAGAATATGCTATAGAAGCAGTACCTTTTAATCAAAATGCAATTACAGAAGTAATAGCGCAAGCCCCCACCTCGTTTAGTATTAAAGGGGAAAATGTAATTGATTTTCTAGGCGTAGGGGCTAGTAAACCAATAACCCTGGCGGCCCAGTCAGATGCTCCCGAGATACAACCAGCTAAACCTAGCCAGAAGTTTTTGGCTTCAGGCTTTGTGGACGCTGTCAACAAGTTCTATCTAGATCAGGTTGCTCTGGGAAAAATGCAATATGCTCACGAATACCGAGTTATTATGGATAAAGAGATAGGGGAGTCCCCTACCTATCAAAATAACAAAAATAGCATACCTGTAGTTAACAATACAAGAGACTCAAAAAAGGCTAGTATACAAAGTTCTGTAGGTAAGGAGTTTACTGCGATTAGTTTTGAGGGTAACGAATTTAAAATACCTAGCAGGACTCGAATAGACAATGTAATAGAGGATTTAATTATTAACAGTGAGTATTACAGAACTCAAGTTGTGCCCTACCAGGTCAGCGTCAAAGATATTAAATCAGATAAAGATAAAACTAATCCTATTTCCAGTAATAGCTTTAAAGGATTTAAAATAATTCCCATAGTCAAAATTAAAAATTTTGATACAAAAATAAACAGCTATATCTATGAAGTAGAATATCACGTAAAGAAATGGCTTCAGCATAATTCACATCCAGCTAGTGAACTAGCCGGACAGATACCCGGTGTAGTAAAAGATTATCAATATATCTACACGGGAAAAAATAATGACATAATTGAATTAGCTTTAGATTTCAATATGTTATACTTCAACGAATCAACTATACTTAACACCACTAACTTTATGGCTGGTGCTGACAATAAGGAACGTGGGCTGGCTACAGAAAATATGGCTGATACAAACGCCACCAAGGTAATACGATCAGGAGAAACCACCAACCCCAGTAGTTTCACACAGGTAATACCAGTACGCTATATTCAGGGAGATGCTGAAGCTCCTGGTGCAGATGGAAAGAGTGCTGCAACAATGGATGCCCATCGAGCCAGACAGATGGATAGTCGTGGGGATATGATCAAGGTTAGATTGCGCATAGTGGGAGACCCCACATTTATAAAACAAGATAATATTTTTGATAATGTGGGTATCTATCAGACAGTGCCAATTAGTAACGGAAGTCTAGCAATGGATGGACACGAACTCTATGTGCATCTTACTTTTCTATCTCCCACTGACTACAGTGAGCAGACTGGCCTAGCTGATCCTACGAAAGGACCTTACAGCTATGTGCCTTTTTCCGGCAAGTACAGCATAGTAGACATAGAAAATGTATTTGCCAATGGCAAGTTTGAACAAACTCTTAATCTTGTAAGATTACCTATCCAGGAATCCGAGGCATTGGCACTGCAGAAATCCCCTGATGGAGCACAGGAAGCCAACGAACTTCCCGAAACAAAATCCAGGGTAGGAGCTTCTTTTACAATATAAATTATGGCTAATAATAAAACAAACAGCTTTAAACCCAGTATAGAGCAGTTAAATTCTAAATTAAATCCACTTAATCTAGGCAATATCTACGTGGGGGTTGTTAAAGATATAGACACATTTACTAGAAACGGTTCCCTGTTTGTGTATATTGATGGACTGGGAAATCATTCACCAAACAATAGACAGGGTTGGTTTCCAGTAAGATATGCTAGCCCTTTTATGGGGCATACCACGGGCATAGACATATTGTCAGGTAAAAATACCTACGAAAATACTAGACAGAGTTATGGTATGTTTATGACTCCACCAGACATAGGCAATAAAGTTCTATGCTGCTTCCCCAATGGTAAAAATTCAGACGGCTTCTGGTTCGCTTGTATCAGTGATTTTATGGGTAAAAGTATGATACCTGCAAACGCAGCTGAACCTCTAGCCAGTATTGATCCTGATAGTATTCCTAGTGATCTTAAGTCACGAATGAAACCCAACGGTTACTATCCCACAGGGGAGTACAACGACAGCAAGGACACTGCTTTTACACCTGGATGGTTTAAAAATGCTAAACCTGTAAATCCCTATCTTGCAGAACAATATATTAACCAAGGTCTAGACCGTGATCCACTTCGTGGTCCTATAAATTCCACCCCTAATAGAGATGTTATTAACGGTGTGTTTGGTATAAGCACGCCAGGCAGACCAGCCCCTGATCCTGCCAACAACAAGCAACTAAAAGACCAAATAGAAAAGGGCGAATTTGAAATCGAAGATTTCGCCACGCAAGTGAGAAGTGGCGGTCATAGCTTTGTTATGGACGATGGTGATTTGTTTGGTAATAGCAAACTTACACGCTGGCGCAGCGCCAAGGGTCATCAGATAGTAATGCACGACCAGGACGACGAGGAATTTATCTATATCAGTAATGCTCGTGGCGACAGCTGGGTAGAACTAAGTCCAGCAGGGGAAGTAATAGTTTACAGTGCTCTTGGTATCAATATGCGTAGTCACGGACCCATACAGATACACAGCGACAATAGTTTGAACATTAATGCAGATTATATTCGTATGTATGGCAAAAATGGAGTACATATAGAAAGCACCGCCAGTGTGAAAATACGAGGAGATAATAGTATTAATCTCTACGGTAAAGACTACATAACCACCAATACAAATAGTCTAATTATGAACAGTGGCAAGGGAGTACTTAGCTGTACTGGTCCACTTAATATACTAGGCGGCCCAGTTAATATAAACAGTGGCGGTAATGCCTCAGCTCCTATAGTTGATAAATTACCTCAAAATAGTCACGCAGAAACAGAATATGTCAATGATGCCTGGGAAAGTCAACCTAACAAAACAAAGTCTATTAATACACATATAGCTACTCACGAGCCCTATACAAGAAAAACACTAAGCGAATTAGAATCTTTAAGCAAGACACAGGCGCAGGCTGCCGCTGCGGCAGGGAATAGTACTACTACTGCTAAGAATCCACAAGAGGAATACCAAAATCAACAGGAAGCTAAACGTGGAGGTTCAGCTTCAGGTTCAGGCAACGCCAGCAGTTCAGCCAGTGGCGGCGGTAACTCAGGCACAGGCAGTGGTGGAGGTACAGGTGGTGGTACAGGTGGTGGGAAACCCGATCCTTCAAAATATGCTAATCCTAAAAAACAAGCTCCTGAAGCCTTCCTACGTAGACAACCAGAGCCCAAGGGCGGTATAGGAAATCTTGAACAGTCGGAAGTTAAGGCCCTGTTTGGTCAGACTGGATTCACAGAAAGTTCGGGAAAATATGACACTGTTAACTCACTGGGTTATGTTGGCAAATATCAGATGGGCGCAGCAGCCCTAGTAGATCAGGGATTGGTCAAACGAGGAACCACGGAAGCTCAATTAAAAGACCCCAGCGTCTGGATTGGCGGGCCTGGGAAACCAGCTAGTAGGGATGAGTTTTTAAATAACAAACAATTACAAGAAGATGTAATGTACAAATACACACAGAGTAACTACAATACTCTAAAGAAAAATGGCACAATAACTGATTCTACTAGCAAGGAAGAAGTAGCTGGTTTACTTTCTGCATCACATCTAGGTGGCACAGGCAACGCCACAAAGTTTTATAATGGCAAGGCCAATGCTAGCGATGCCTACGGAACTGGTGTTGGTAACTATTACGCCAACGGTGTATATGCTGTACAAGGTGCAGCGCCCAAGCTTGCCGCAGCATCAGAAAGTAAGAATAAACTAGGAGCATAAAATGGCACAGTACAAGGGTTTTAGCACAATAAATCGTGTAAAGAGATTTAAACTGACAGATTTTCAGTTGGCAAAACAGGATCTATATAATAGCTTTCATATTCGTAAAGGTGAAAAATTAATGAATCCTGATTATGGCACAATCATACAGGATATGGTTTTCGAACCTTTTGATGCTGATACTAAAAATAAAATTATTAATGACATCAACAGAATAATTAGTAGCGATCCAAGGATAGCTGCGGAAAATATCAGTGTGATTCAGGCCGAGCAGGGTTTTCAGATTGAGCTAGACTTAATTTATATTAAAACCAACGAACGTGACACACTAAAAATACAATATAACAGATCAATTGGGCTAGACACCGCCTAGATCTTGGGTTTTTTAAACCCATAAATATATTAATAACTGGATTTTCATATGGCAAACACTACCAGACAAAATAGTCTATTGGTAAATCAGGACTGGACAAGAGTCTACGAAAGTTTTAGAAACGCTGATTTTCAGAGTTATGATTATCAAACTCTTAGAAAGTCAATGATAGAATATCTACAGCTCTATTATCCCGAAGACTTTAACGATTTCATAGAAAGCAGTGAGTACATAGCACTGATAGATATGATAGCATTTCTAGGACAGAGCCTAGCTTTTCGTACGGATTTAAACGCTAGAGAAAATTTTATTGACACCGCGGAACGTCGAGAGAGTGTTTTAAAGCTAGCCAAATTAGTAAGTTATGCACCAAAGAGAAATAGATGTGCTGAGGGCTTTCTGAAAATAGAAAGTCTTAGAACAACGCAACCGCTTAGGGACAGTGATGGCAATGATCTCACTAATTTAAACATCAACTGGAACGATAGTACAAATGAAAATTGGTACGAACAGTTTATAACAATATTGAATGCTACACTTATTAGTGGACAAAAGGTTGGACGACCTAGTAACAGTCAGACTATTGGTGGTATAGTTAACAGTGAATACAACCTAAACACCCCAAGCGATATATTTCCTATTTTTAGTTTTGACGCAGAAGTTGAGGGAACACAATTACCCTTTGAATTTGTTAGCGCCACTAGCGTAAATAAAACCTATATCTATGAAGCAAGTCCTAGAGTAGGTCAATTGTTTAATATTTTATACAAAAATGACGGACAGGGCAATGCTAGCAACAACACCGGTTTTTTTGTTTATTTTAAGCAGGGGGTGTTAAACAGTATTAATTTTAGTATTACAGAAAGCATTCCTAATAATTTGCTTAACATAAATGCTGACAATATTAATAATGACGATGTCTGGCTTTTTGAAAGAAATAGTAACAATGTCTTGACCAACGAATGGAACCAGGTACTATCAGTACAGGCGCCCAATATTATATATAACGACAACGCCGCTAAAAAAAGCTATCAGGTTACAACTAGAGCCGGGGATCAGGTAAGTTTAGTATTTGGAGATGGTACATTTAGTTCAGTACCACAGGGCAATTTTACAGCTTTTTATAGACAAAGTGCAGGCACAACCTACAAAATTGTGCCAAGTGAAATGCAGAATATTAATTTAAATATTCCCTACGTTAGTTCTACAGGAAGAAATGAGACCCTAACAGTTGTATTGAGCTTAAAGTATACCGTGGCCAATGCCTTGGCTGCAGAGTCTATAGAAGAAATTAGAAGCCGAGCACCACAACAATACTATACTCAAAATCGTATGGTAACAGGAGAAGATTATAATACCTTCCCCTATGCAAATTTCAGTAGTATTAGCAAAATTAAAGCAGTTAATCGTTCTAGCAGCGGCACAAGTAGATTCCTAGATACAGCTGATACTACAGGAAGATATAGTTCTACTAATATTTTTAACGAAGATGGTATTCTTCTCAAAGAAGATATTATTGATGACAGTATAACCTTTAGTTTTAGCACTAACCAGGATATTAATAGGGTAATACAAAATCAAATTTTACCTAAAATTAAATCCAAGGAACTTTTACACTTCTACTACAAGTATTTTAACAGATTTAGTTTACAGGATCTTTACTGGGAACAGGTCACAGCTGGTAGTAGTAGTTGCACTGGGTATTTTAAAAACTCATCCGAAACACCACAACAAATCGGTTCTTTAGTAACTGGTAATAACAAATATCTTGGCGTAAATTGTATAATAATTTTTACGCCTGGTGAAGGCAATTACTTTAATGCGCAAAATAAAATTATGACTATACCTAGTTCAGGAGTAATTCCTGAAGGGGGAAAAGACAAAATATACGCCACACTCACAAATGTTATAGGTAATGGCGGGCAGGGAGTATTAAGCACAGGACTTGGTCCTGTCAGTGTTAGTGAAATTATTCCAGATAATGCTATTGCCAGTGTAGTTATACCTAGTTATAATAACACCTTTAGTACTGAGTTTACGACCTCTCTAATACGTGAAATTAGTAACTACAGTGAATTTGGTCTACGATATGACCAAAACACTACTTCTTGGAAAATTATTCCCAAATCCTATCTGCTAACCAATGTAGACACGCAGGGCAATTATGTATTTTCTCAAACTCGAGAAGGACAGGGCGAGGATAATAGCTGGTTATTGAATTTCACACTAACAAACACCGTGTACACAGTAGAGATAAGAGGACTAAGATATCGTTTTGATAGCTTAAGAGCAACTAAGTTTTATTATGATGACACTACTAAAATATTTGATCCTATCACGGGACGCACAATTAATGATACAGTAAAAATCCTTGAGGTCAATAAAAATCCTCAAGGCACTGGCCTCTTGGCGCACGATGTTAACTGGTGGGTACGCGGTCAGGTACTAGACACGGATGGATTTGTAAATTCTGGCAAAGTATATTTAAGTTATAGTGACAAAAATGATGATGGTGTTCCTGACGATCCCGATATTTTCGATATGGTGGTAGAAGACAATCTAATATTTTTTGAACGTGATACTAGCGACATAAGTTTTATTAACTATAATATTCTAGATACAGATGCAGTTAACACAGACTATGCAGTAAGTTCTGACATACTACCAGACATCAATCTATATGTGGTTGGGCAACTATTCTTTACAACAAATTTTGATGACGTTACCGGCTATAAATTTTATCAAATTGTAGAAGATTCCAATGGAGTAAGATCTCTAGAAAATGTTACACTAGATCAAAATGGCTTCTATAAGTACAAGTTTTATACTGGGCGTAGAGATCTTTATTTCCAGTATAGGCACAATGCACTTAACAGTAGAAGAATAGACCCTAGCCCAAGTAATCTAATAGATCTTTATATTCTTACTAAAAATTATGAAACTGACTATAGAATCTGGGCCACAAATACTTCTAATAATTTAATTGATGAACCTGTCAGACCCACTAGTGAGGAATTAAGACTTCAATTTAGTAAACTGGAAGATTATAAAAGCGTAAGTGATGCCTTGATTTACAACAGTGCAAAATTCAAACCTTTGTTTGGTAGTCGTGCTAGCCCCGAGCTTCAGGCTACATTTAAAGTAGTGAAAAATACTGGCATAAATCTAAGCGACAGTGAGATACGCACTCAGGTATTAAAATATATCAATAATTTCTTTACAAGTGGCAACTGGGATTTTGGAGATACATTTTACTTTACTGAACTTGCCACCTACATACAGCAGAGTATGGCACCTAATATAAGCAGTATAATCATAGTGCCGAACTCTACAGATCAAATATTTGGTAGCCTACAACAAATAGGTAGCGAAGCTAATGAAATATTAATTAGTGTAGCCACAATTGACAACATAGAAGTTATAAGCGGAATTACCTCTACTAAACTAGGGGCGAATTCTAATGCAGTAAATACAATAATAACATAGTAAAAGATGACAACTAGAACACTGGATTTTTTACCATCAGTTTTTCAAACTGAGACTAATAAAAAGTTTTTAAATGCCACGCTGGATCAATTAACCACGGATGCTAATTTAAAGCCTATCAACGGTTATATAGGTCGCAAGAGTAGCCCAGGCTTTAAAAATATAAATGAATATTTGATAGAACCTAGCGTAGAGAGAGCAGATTATCAGCTCGAGCCCAGTGTATTAGTAACTAATCCCCAAGACAACAGTATAGACTTTCACGTAACCTATCCTGAACTCTTACAAAAAATACAGTACTATGGTGGAATAACTCAGGATCCTAATAAATTATTTTCCAGTCAATCCTATAGTTACGACCCTAAAATTAATCTAGATGCATTTGTAAATTTCAATGAATACTATTGGGTACCCAACGGCCCCGACGCAGTAGACCTATTCGCTAACGAAGTAGATCTAGAAAAAGTATTCACACCCAATATTAATACAACATTAAATTATTATCTTTTTGGTACAGATGAAACGCAGGTAAACCCTGACATAACTCTAGCACGAGGCGGAACTTATACTTTTGAAATCGACCAAGTGGGAGAAGGCTTCTGGATTCAAACTGAACAAGGAACTTCGGGAGTTAAGCAGACTGACCCCACTATTAGTACTCGAGATATCCTAGGTGTAAGTAATAATGGTACAAGTAATGGCACAATAACATTTAATGTGCCACTGAAAAATTCACAGGATTTTTTCCTTAATTTGCCCGCTGTAGATCTTCCTGATAATTTAACATTATACACCTCGGATTTAGAATTTGCAGACGTTTATAATCAGACACTGGATAATATTGTTGAGAGATTTGGTGGTATAGATGGCATAACCACTCCCGAACAACTTAATAACAATTTGTTGGTATTCAACAAATTTTATAACGATGTACAGGCCTGGAATCCTTCAGGCATCTTTGATGAAACTGCTGTGGGTTTTGACACAGTTAATTACGATATACCCAGTGATGATCTGCCACTAACACTAGATGTTATTAGCAATGATGAAGTTATAACCTCGGCGCTTCGCTACGATGTCTGGCAGATTAATCTAATAAGCATTGGTGATGGACAATATAGAATAAAGTTAAGTTACTATGCTGACATACCCAATCAGCACAAAGTGACAATTACTGGTGGACAGACATTGAGATCTACCTCCTGGTACAAAAATTCTCTGGACTATCTAGAAAAGATTCCTAATATTACTGCTAATCTAGATAGACTTTACTATCAGAACGGTAGCAGAGAGGGCGCCTGGGGATATTTTAAAATAATTGATATTGAAAATAATGTAATTAATGTAGAAAATGATATACTGGGCAGAACCTATTATACAAGCCCCAATGGTGTTAAATTTACGAATGGCCTAAAAGTAAGATTTGATAGCGCAGCTAGATCAGACACCTACAAGGGCAAAGAATTTTATGTTGATGGAGTGGGTAAGTCCATTAGGCTAACGGATGTAACTAAATTAGATACATTACCCACAGACGTTGTGGATATTAATCTCCCAGATTATATTACAATTAATAGAAGCAGTCTAGACTATAATCCCTGGAGTAAGACTAATCGTTGGTTCCATCAACAAGTACTGTTTGATACTGCTAGATATAATAACACCAACATAGAACTTACACAAGCAGTCAAGGCAAGAAGACCCATTATTGAGTTTAATTCTGACATAAAATTATATAACTCTGGTTATATTGGTATAGAGCCTGTGGACATAATAGACCAAGTTCACGAAACACCATTTATATCAATACAGGGCCAACCCTCGGCCTACGATAATGCAGGTACTCAATACGAAGACGGAATGCGAGTAGTATTCACCCGCGAGCTAGATCCCGAAGTACGTAAAAAAGTTTTCAGAGTAGTGTTTGTAGATACAGACATCAACTCTTTTAATCCAGCGCCTATTATTAATTTAGTAGAAGAGCCCGATGTAGTGGTGCCTTTTACCAGCGTTAGGGCCAAAAAATCCAGTAACAATGGAAAATATTTTTGGTGGGACGGCGAAAATTGGAATGAAGGACAACAAAAAACCAATATAAATCAACCGCCGCGGTTTGATGTATACGATAGCAATGGTATAAGTTTTAGCGACACTAGCATCTATCCACCCACAAGTCTTGCTACATCATTTCAGGGTTCAAGCATATTTGCCTACAAACAAGGCACTGGTACCAACGACTCTGTACTAGGGTTCCCGTTAGCATACAAAAATCTTGCTACATCAGGTGATATAGTTTTTGAAAATACCTTTGAGAATCAGAGTTTTGATTATACCATTGATGGAGTAACCTATAATCAAAAAATAGGACTGGGTAGTCTAAGAGAATTTAGCACAGGAGAACTTAAAAAACTTGTAACTTGGAGAAAGATCAGAGATATTTCTGTACAGTTTCAAAATATACCCTATATCTATAATGGACAAGATAATATTTTCCTAGTAGATGTGCCTATAGAAGAAAGTATAACTAGAAAAAACATACGTGTACTACAGAATTTTAAAGAGCTGGATAGCAGCTACTATACTATCACTGACAGACTTGGTGGCAAACACGACATAACTATTAATCCTGACCTATTAACGTCCGGCGATAGAATTGATATAAACTTTTATAGTAAGCAAACCAGTCAGATTGGTTTTTATATTATTCCAGATAATTTAAACTATAATGCGCAGAATTTTATTGTTGATGAAATTACTCTGGGGCAAATGCGATCACACGCAACCAATCTTGCTCAGAGTACAATAGAATTATCAGGAAGTTTTCCTGGTGTCAATAATAGTAGAGACATTGATTTTAATACCGGTGTAGGTACAATTTTACAACATTCTAGTCCTGTAAGTCTTGCTGCATTATTTTTAAGTAGCGAAAAATTTAATTTCGTAGACAGTGTTAGATACGCGGAACAGGAATACAGTAAATTTAAAAAGAAGTTTCTGAGTCTAGCAGTAACAGAACCTTATCTAGATCTAGATAGTCCTATTCTAGCTGTAGATAAAATTCTAGCGCAAATAAATCTAGTTAAAAACGAAAGTTTTGCTTGGTTTGCCAGCGATATGATACCCTATGGCAGCAACAAAAACGTTATTACTTACTATGTTCTAGATACAGAAAGAAAAAGCTACCTACTGTCCAACGTTTTCAATTCTAAAGCTTTGTCAAATAAAGCAGTAATTGTGTATTATAACAAAACTCAGGTATTATTGGACAGAGATTATGAATTTTTAACAACCACTCCTGCAATTAGATTTAAAGATAATTTCAATTTAACTGTAGGTGATAGAATTACAATTTTTGAGTATGATAATACAGACGGCTGTTACGTTCCAGAGACACCTACTAAACTTGGGCTATGGCCTAAATTTACACCAGAAATCTACGACGACTATTCTTACATAGACGGTCCTGTAAAAATGATAAGAGGTCACGATGGTAGCCTTACTCCGGCATTTGATGATTTCCGTGACGATCTTTTACTAGAATTAGAAAAAAGAATATACAATAACATCAAAGTAGAATTTAATAAAGACAATATAGATATATTTTCTACAAAGCCAGGTAGATTCCGTCAAGAACTTAACCGTGATTATTCTATCGATCAACTGGAACAAATTTTAAGCACAACTTTCCTTAACTGGACAGGTTCCCTGGGTATAAGTTATAGTAACAATGACATTTACAATGTTGATGATCCACGCACTTACAATTATGGTGGAGCTCCGGACATTTTAACAGGACAAGCACTGCCAGGAAGTTGGCGTGCCTGCTTCCAATATTTTTATGATTGTGAACAGCCCAATCTTAGACCCTGGGAGATGCTGGGATTTAGTGAAGAACCTCTTTGGTGGCAAGATCAATATGGCCCTGCTCCTTATACATCAGACAACCTATTGCTCTGGGAAGATCTCGAATCAGGAATTATTAGAGACGGAGTAACTGTCAAGCAAGATGCTAGATTTGCAAGACCAGGGCTTTCACAAATCTTACCTGTTAATAATCAAGGCGAAATAATTTACCCACTAGGCTTATTGACCAACACCTATAGTGATCAAGACTTTGATAAACCCTGGGTAGCAGGCGAATGGGGTAAAGTTGAAACAGCCTGGCGTAAAAGCGTAAACTATCCGTTTGCCTGCCAGATTTTAGCTGCTCTTGCAAGTCCTGCGCAATATTTTGGATTAGGAGTTTCCACTAGCACTTATAGATATGATGAAAATCTTGACCAATATGTTGTGGCTTCTACCAACCGCTGTATTACTCAAGATGACATTTTAGTAAATGGCAGCCTAGACAGTAACGGCAATGTTGTACGTGCCACGGGTTACATAAACTGGATAGCGGATAGACAAACAGGACTAGGGATTACAGATAAGAATAAACTAAAGGATTTTATAAAAAATTATTCTATACAACTAAGTTATAGAATGGCAGGGTTCAGTGATAAAACAAAGCTTAAGGTTATTGCAGAACAATATAGTCCTAATAGTATAAATCAAGGTGTGGTGATCCCAGACGATGATTACAAACTTTTTGTGTCAAAGTCACAGCCTGTGCTTACTCCTGTTTATAGTGCAGTTATAGTAGAACGTACTAGCAGTGGCTACAGTGTACGAGGTTATGATGTTAGTCAACCTTATTTTACTATTGCCTCGCCTACACCAAGCAGCTCTAGTTTTCCTATTAGAGTGCTTAAAGAAACTGTGTTATACCCTAACCAATTCTTAAGCAGAGTTAAAAACATACCTTATGGCACAGAATTTAAAACGCTACAGGAATTTAGTGATTTTATAGCGGGCTATGAACGAGCTCTAATAAGCCAGGGATTCCGATTTGATACCTTTAATGAGTCTCTAGGTAAAGTGGGAGATTGGGCACTTAGTATAGAAGAATTTTTATTCTGGGTGCAACAGGGTTGGTCAGTGGGGAGTATATTAGTACTAAGTCCAGTATCAAATACTCTAGAATTTGAAAACTCAGCCACTGTGGTAGATAAAATTACTAACGATCCCTGGAACAGCCGTATTCTAGATCAAAACTTTAAAGTACTAAATTACGATGCTTTTAACATTAGCAGAATAGGAAATAACTGTAAAATATTCCTAGATAATCCTAATACTTTAATAGCATTGGCTAAACTAAACACGGTTCAATATGAACACATTATGGTGTTTAACAACAAGTCACAGTTTAATGATGTGATATATGAGCCAGCTACAGGGCAGAGACAATATAGAATTAAATTAGTAGGTGCCAAAACACAGGAGTGGTCAGGTAGTTTTGATATTCCGGGCTTTGTATACAATAGTGAAATAGTGCCTACTTGGATCACAGGCAAGGATTATCTACGTGGCGATCTAGTAGAGTATAAGAATTTTTATTATGCTGCTAAATCTAATTTAGTTGCCGCGGACGAGTTTGTGTTTACAGACTGGTTGCCTGTGGACAGTTCTCGAATTAAAACAGGTCTACTATCTAGTTTTGGGACACTAGCTAGCCAGAGCGCAAATTACTATAATATTGACACAATCACTGATGATAATATTTTTGATGAATATAGTCTAGGACTAATAGGTTATAGAAATAGAACCTATCTAGATAATTTAGGCATTAACGATACCTCTCAGGTTAAATTTTACCAAGGATTTATAAGAGAAAAAGGCACACGTAGAGCAATTAACGCCTTAAAACAATTAAGTTTTGAAGATAATACCAGTGATATTACTATACACGAAGACTGGGCCTTCAAAGTTGGTGAATATGGAAGTCTTGACACCAATAGGTATATTGAGATACAGCTAAGAGAACAATATGCCAAAAATAATCCTTCTAGCTTGGTAATAAATGCTAACAACAGTGTAGTATACAGCGAAACTTATACTGCTCCTGACAGCATTTATAAACTATCCACAAATAAACTAAGTTTGCCATTGTTTACAAATCGTAATTCTAACAGTAATTACGAGGAAGATATTCAGACTGTGGGCTTTGCTGATATTGATGAAATAGATGTCAAAGTATTTGATCTTAATACCACAACTTTAAGTCAGCAACAACTGGACCTTTTAGATGTAGGAAATACTTTATGGTGTGCAAAAAATTATAAATCTGTCTGGGACATCTATCAAGTTACTAATCCAAAAGTATTTGTACTAAGTTTAACAAATATACTTGGCGGCCAATTGTCAGTTAATACTTCAGATAAACATAATTTATCCAATAATGATTTAATTTTACTGAACAATGGAGACGAATTTAACGGTGTTTATGAAGTATTATCAGTAACTGACGATGATACTTTTATTATAAAAGCAAAAACAGGTGTTGATTTAACGGGATTTGTAAGTCAAGAATATGAAAATCAAAGACTACTAAAGCTAAGTAGTATCAAGGTAAGTTACCTAAGCGATATAGCTCAACAACAGGGATCTTGGCAACCAGGTAGCAAAATTTATATTGAAAATGCTGAGCAACAGGACAACTGGGCAATTTATCAAAAGTCAGAACCCTGGGTCTGGGAAAAAACTCTTACACAGGTTACTCTTACAAGTAATACCTATCTTGGAAGTTCCTTGAGTCTTAACAGTACAGGAAAATTCCTTACTGCTGGTAGACCCGGTGTTAACACCAAGGGAAATATTGTAAATTACAGTAAAAATAAGTTTGATTCTTATATTGAGGCAGCAACATCAAGTAGCCGAGTTAAAAATATATCGGGTCTAGGACACGACGTTGCCAATGGAGATCAAATAGTTATTGCCTCGGCGCCTTTCACTAGTAACGACCGTGGTATAGTTGTAATATACGATCAAGATGCAAGAGGTTCACTTTCAGAACGCAGTGTATTAGCATCTCCAACTAATACCACTTCACAATTTGGCCATAGTATAACAATAAGTTCCAATGACGAATGGCTCTATATTGGTGCACCTGGGGAAAATAAAGTCTATATCTATCAATATAGAGAAGTTACAAATAATCAGAAATCATTCACTGCTGGGCAAGTAGCTGCTAGTTCCAACAGTTTTACTTTAAACTTTACTCCTAGCCATCAAGATTTTCTTGTAGTCCAGGACAATCAGTACGTTTACGCACCCTATAGACATTATACTCTGACAGGCAATGTACTAACATTTAACTTTAACATTAATACTGCCGGAAACTTTGGTAATCTAGTAGTAACACAGAAGTCATCCTATCAGTTAGTGGGCAATGTTTCCGGTAACGCAAACTCTAAATTTGGTTTTAGTGTAGCAACAAGCTCAGACGGTAGACAGCTAGCAGTGGGTAGTCCTGGTGACGATGTACTAGGTGTAACTGATGCTGGTAGTATTTCTATCTACGACCGCAGTGTAGAAAAATTTTATAAAACTCAAAGTAATACAAGTTATGCAGTTGTATCTCTACACAATCTTACCTCAAATAACAAAGTCTGGGTCAATAGTGAGTTACAAACTATAAATGTGGACTACACACTAAGTGGTAATACTGTTACCTTTGTTACAGAACCAGCCAATGGTACCACCATACAAATTGAATCTAACAACTGGGAATTAATACAGAAAAAATACGGCACTAATAATGTATCAACCAAAGATCAATTTGGATACAGTCTAGATATTTGCCCCTACAACTGTAGCCTATATGTAGGTGTTCCTTACTACAGTAGTGAAAATAATTTTGAAGTAGGTAGAATCTACAGGTTACTAAATCAATCTAGAGTCTATGGCACTATTCTAGGAAAAAATCCTAATCCAACTGCTGTAGTCAATGATAGTATTAGAATTAATGACGTGGTGGTTAAATTTACAGGGACATCTTTAAACAGCGTAGTAAATGATATTAATAATAAAAGAATACCTGGAGTAACGGCTACTAATGAAAATGGGTATCTGCGCATTACTAGTGATGCAGTGATTACCGCTGACAAATTAAGAGTGCTACCATCAAAAGCTTCAGGAACAAGTCCTTTGGAATATCTAGGCCTGGACGTTTTTGCTGAGGTGGAAATTATAGAAAACCCCACAGCAACTTCTTACGATAAGTTTGGATATAGTGTTGTAGTCACAGACTCCAGTGATGGCATAGTAGTTGGGAGTCCCGAAGCAAAAACTTACAAACAAACAACTTTTGATGTATACCCTGGGTTTGCTAATACTACCTCTAGCACCAAATATTTGACTAATACTGAAGCTAGTCAACTTGATCGGGCTACTACTTATGACGATGGGACTACAACATTTAGTGATAGCTATTCCACTGGGTCTGTATGGACTATGCAATACCTAGCTGATAGCAGACAAAATGTAAATTATCCAGGAAGATTTAGTCTTGTACAACAACTAGTGCCCAAAGACTTGATTGAGGATTTTGCTACAGATATCAAATTTGGTAGTGCTGTAGCAGTGCGTGGTAATAATCTTTTTGTGGGAGCGAACCAATTTAGTGTTGAATCACAATCTAGTAATAACGGTGCAGTATTCCATTTTTATAACGATACAGGCGCCAAGGGCTGGGATCTAGTAGAAAATCAACAAGCCTCTGTAGATGTAAACACTGTCTTAAAAGCCTACCTATATCACAAGGACACAAATCAGGTTATACACTATCTTGATTATATTGATCCAGCCAAGGGTAAAATACTAGGACAGGCCGAACAAGAACTTACATACAAAACAGATTATGATCCTGCAGTCTACAATAACTCTGCTAGATCCGACATTACTTTCAGCGACACTTACCAATGGGGTAAACAGCAGGTAGGTCAACTTTGGTGGGATCTAGGAAGTGTAAGATATATAGACTACGAAAAAGGATCTATAAAGTATAGAACAGATAACTGGGGAGCACAGTTTCCAGGAAGTAGTATTGACGTCTATGAATGGGTTGAGAGTAATTACCCACCTAATCAATACGCTACTCTCAACGGAGACGGGCAAGTAAAGTATACTGATACCTACGTTACTGTCAATTATGTTGACACTAATACTAACCTAGCAGTGGTAAGATATTATTTCTGGGTTAAAAATAAAATATCTGTGCCTAGTACTTCTACAAGAAAATTAAGTGCTCTTACGGTAGCAAACTATATTTCTAATCCAAGAGCCAGTGGCATAAAGTATATGGCAGTTATCCGTGAGGATGCGGTGGCACTGTTTAATGTTTTTGAAGATATAGTTTCTGATAAAATTATTTTACACATAGACTACTCACTGGGTGTTAACGAAGATATTATTCATAGAGAATATGCTTTACTTTCTAGCACCGTGGATAAGCCTACCAGTATACCACAATCGATTTATAACAAGTTATTAGACAGTATTAGTGGTCAGGATGCCTATAACAATGTGGTTCCAGATAATTCATTGCCAGCTCACTTGAAGTACGGTATTGAAAATAGACCACGCCAGTCTATGTTTGTTTACAGGCAAAATGCTATACAAGAAATGGTCAAGTTTGTTAACACAGTATTAAAAAATACTGTTGTTACCCGAGGCTTCGATCTAGAGTCCATTAACACAGGAGAACCTCTACCTGATATTACACTGGGTGAGTACGATCTACGTTGCGAAAACAGCACAGAATTTAGTTTTTTGAATCCTTTATATTTCCCTCTTAACTACAAAGTACTTGTTGTAAACGATAGTAATTATAATAATAAATGGACACTCTATCAATGTAAAAGGCAAGAGGGTTGGGTCCTACATAGAATTCAAAGTTATGATGTAACTGAATTCTGGGAAGCAGTGGATTGGTATGCCGCTGGATACAGTGAGCTTACTGTACCTAATTACACAATTCAGGAGGTATTAAACCTCAACGATATTAATAGTTTCCTAACTACCGGTGATGTGGTTAAAATTAACAATAATGGGCAAAACAAGTGGATACTATTAGAAGTTACAGACACAGACCTCAAAATTGTGGGTATTCAACTAGGTACGATACAATTTAAAGATAATCTTTATGATTATGAAAAATATGGTTATAGCTTTGATACAAGTAGCCTAGAATCCACTGCATTTGATAAAACTCCAAGCGTAGAAATAAGAAGTATTTTAGAAGCACTGCGCAATAATATTTTTATTAATGAGCTAAGTCCTAAGTTCACAGAATTGTTCTTTGTGTTTGTGTATTATGTGTTCAACGAACAAAAACTAGTGGACTGGGTGTTCAAGACAAGTTTCATAAACATTGTTCATAAAGTTGCACGATTGGAGCAATTACCGTTATATCGTAGAAATAATCAGGACAACTATAGAAAATATGTGGAGGAAGTTAAGCCTTATAGATCTACTATTAGGGAGTACGTGTTTAACTATGAAAGATCGGAAAATACCAATCTAGGTATAAGCGATTATGATGTTGTGCCTTACTATGACAGTGAACTTGCGCTTTTCCGTAGTCCAAGTACTAACGCACTGGGTATATCAGACTTTCCACAGGATGCTGAAGCCCTTAATCAGACAATCTATTCCGATTGGAAAAACAACCACGATTATTATGTGGAAAGTGTGCGGGTAATTGATGGGGGATCAGGCTACTCTGACCCGCCAAAATTAACTTTTACAGGAAGCTTTACTAATGATGATGCTCAGGCAAGAGCCATAGTTTCCAATGGCGCTATCGTTAGTGTAGTGGTTACTCATACTGGTAGTGGTTATTATACATTGCCTAATATTACTATAAGCGCAGGTAATGTTACAGCACGACTTTATCCTGTGCTTAAAAATGATACTGTAAGAAAAATTAAGACTACTCTAGTCTACGACAGAATAACTTATACAAGCAATGTTGCTGCCTGGACACCTAATACGTTCTATATTCCTAATCAGTTATTAACTTACAATAATGTTGCTTACAGAGTAAGTAGTAGTTTTACTAGTGATAGTTTGTTTAGTGATATAAATCTATCAGAACTTTCTAGTAGAGATTTCAACAATGCCAACGATAGAATCACTGCCTACTATAATCCCAATTTAGGCAGCCCTGGACGTAATCTAGATCTAGTTCAAAAGGGTGTAAATTATCCACGAGTAATTTATGATAGCCCTAATTTTGCGGAAACTGGTGGATTTGACACAGCAAGTCAGGATTTTGACCTTGATTACTTTGATGGATTATACAAAAATAATGAAGGTATATTTGTATTTGACGAAGATTTACTAGATAAAATAATTGACGGTGGCCCACCACTGGCTAATACTTCTTTTGATACAGGCTTTACAAGCAGCGATGCAGTAATTGAAATAGATGGTGGCGATTATGTAGATCCCTACAATAGTTATAGTCCTGAAGAACTAGTGCCTGGTAGGATGTTTGACACAGTAATGATGACTATCACTACAGCTAACGTAGATCCTACATCGTTAGAATACACTAATTGGTATACTTTAACTGGTATGGGTCTTGAGGGCGTTACTATAGTCGATGGGGGATTAGGTTATACTAAGACAGGTATTTCATCTGTTAATATAGCTATAACAGGTGGTAACTCGTCGGTTACTGCTAACATCACACCGGAAGGTATTATTTTAAACAATCTTGGAAGTATTGTAGGTATTTCTATAGCGCAGCCAGGTTTACGCTATTTAGAAAATCCTGTGATTACGGTCACTGGTGGTAATTTAAAACCAGCAATAATCTATCCTAAATTGTCAAGACCCTATTGGGAAGCCAACAACAACGTATTCAGCTATAGAATATTCAAATCTATTCAGTCCTATAAAAATCTTCCAAGATTTAACGAAATTCAGGACGGAGAAGATTTATACAGATACTATAGAGCAGACTATGTCTTAGATAGAACTACGTTAGTGAGCAATATAACAGCTAACTCTAACACTATAATAGTGGCAAATAGCCAAGTATTAACTAAACCTATTAATACTCCTACAAATAGATCACCTGGGGTGATTTATATCAATGGAGAACGTATAACATTCTGGGATATTGATACTAGCACTAATACATTAAGTAACATCCGTCGTGGAACGCTGGGAACAGGCCAGATTGAACATATTGCTGGTACCACACTCTACGATCTCGGTGCAAATGTTGATGTTGTGCAAGGAGTCAATAAAGCAGATAGAGCTAATATTGCTTTCAGCAGAGTCTATGTAGATGGCAATGTGTTTAACAAGAGATTTGAAGGCCCTAACAGCGGCCCACCAATAACCTATACGTTTACCACTGTGGAACGTGCGGTACAGACCGGGGTGTTTAACGAGCAGGGGTTAACTGAAAGTCCCATACTTACTGAGGCGAATGTTGTAGTTGTTACAGACTTTAGTGAAGAAGTAATTCTTGTTGAAACACTAGCTGAATCGCCAGCATCAAACGTTGGTTTATTTAACAGTAACACACCTTACGTTAAGTTTATCAAAGGTTTGGAAACTTAAAGTATGCAGTTTATGAATCTTAATAAATATAGAAACGATTGGATTAAAAATGTCAGTAAAAATTAGTCAACTTAACAATGACGTAACAGTAGCTACTCTTATTAATAGCGGGGGCCAGATACCAGTGGTTGCTTCCAATCTGGCCACGGGTAATTTAATGACCTATCAGGTAAGTTTAGCTAATTTAAAAAGCTATGTTTCCACTGGTGATATTACATATACAGGCAACGTAACAGTAGTAGGTACTCTTTTTGCCCCCAATCAAACCAGTGTTTCATTAACATCAATATCGTCTTCTAGTAACCTAATTGAAGTACAAACTGACGCCAATCTTAGTTTGCCTAACGTAGTAATTGCAAATAACAATCGTGTGGGTCTGCGTCTTTTTTATGTGGCTAATTCAGTACCAAACGTAGGCGCACTAGTTTTTAATCCTGTAAATAATTTTCTTACGTGGTGGGGATCTAATGTAGGTAACGCTAACGGCTCTATAAGTGCAAATAGTATTTTGGGTACTTTTAGAACAGGCGAGATAGTTCTAAGTAATACCACTACAGCTAACTCTAGTTTAACTGGTGCATTAAGGGTAGCAGGTGGTGTTGGTGTCGTAGGCAATATCTACGCACAGGGCGATATAGTAACTCAGGGCAATCTTACCGCAACTAATAGCAACATTGACAATATCCAGGTAAACACATCTATTGTCACACCCGTTGCAACTATAAGCAATTATATCACAGCTGATAAATTAATAGTAAACACAACAAGCACTCTTACTGGAAACGTAACTACACTGGGAGAGATATCACCTCTTACTAATAATTCAGGAAGTTTAGGGAATAGCACAAATAATTATGGAAGTATTTACGTAGACAATGGCTATATAGATTCCTACATTATTTCAGGCAATAATATAATTCCTTTGACTACTAACGTAGGAAACATAGGTAATGTTTCTAGATGGTTTAGTAATTCATTTATATCAACACTTAATACTGCATTTGTAAGATCAACAGCTAATGTAATTGCAAACATTGTTTCTGCCAACATTAATTTGCTAGGAAATTTAATATCAAGTAATGTAGCTGCTGGTATTATAAGTGCCAATGGTAATGTAACAGTAGCTAATCTTAATGCAAACACTAAAGTAGTTGTACCCACTGGAGAATTTGCTACTAACCTCGTAGTAAGTCAGATCTGGAAAACAGGTTCCAACAGTGTAGGCAACATTGGTCAAATTGATAACAGATTCAACACATTGCACGCCAAAGCCACTAGTGCCCAATATGCTGACTTAGCGGAAATTTATATACCTGACAGTCCCTATGATGCTGGCACTGTAGTAGTTTTTGGCGGAGAAGCAGAAATTACTGTTACAACAATTAATGCAGACTCAAGAGTAGCTGGTGCTATCTCAACTAATCCTGCTTATTTGATGAACGGGGATGAACAAGGGCTACCGCTAGCACTTAGAGGGAAAATACCCGTGAATGTAAAAGGTCCAGTGTCTAAAGGAGATTTATTAGTCACTAGTGACGTAGCTGGTTACGCAACTTCTGTGCGCAATTTAACAGAACCCTATGATCCAAATGCTGTCTTTGCCAAGAGCCTGGAAGATAACCAAGGGCTCGAACTACATAAAATATGGGCTGTTATACTATGATAAATACAGATAACAACGAACAAGAAAACCCCGAACAGGCGGAACAAACTAAACCTGATGATCTGAACGGTATCTACATCCGAGGGTTTTTAAAAATTACTGATCCTCAGACAGGTCAAACCATTATAGAAACTGGAAATTAAGAATGTTTGATAAAAATAACACCCTTATGGTGGGGCACGTTAAAATATTTGATCCTACAACCAAGGAAATATTTGTAGACAAAAAGAACGCTATTCATTTTGAAAATATGAGCGAAGCCCTAGCTAAAAGTATTTCTAATAAATCTCTAGGTACTATCTATCAAATGGTTTTTGGTAATGGCGCAACCGCTATAGACAGCACTGGTATAGTTACCTACCTTCCCACAAAAACCAATGTCAGTGATGGTAGAAACGCTGATCTCTATAATCAAACTTACTTTAAAGTTATTGATAATACTAGTGCCCTTAACACTGACACTACAAAGAATTTTGTAGAAGTAAGACATACAGATGGCACAGTTTACACAGACATTTTTATAAGCTGTCTTTTGGATTATTCAGAACCTGCTGGTCAAGCCGCTTTTGATAACAGCGCAACTTTAAGTGGGGATTTTGTATTTGATGAGCTGGGGATTGTGTCTAACGATCCCTATACAGAAAATTCAGTGCAGAAACCCGGAAGATTGTTAACACACGTGATATTTCACCCCGTACAAAAAGCACTTAACAGATTGATTCAAATAGATTATACTATTAGAGTCCAGAGTTTAACTAACCTCACTAATGCTGCTTAAGAATCAGGGATAAATACACTTATTATTGGATTAGAACAATGGCATATACAATTAATAAACAAGACGGTACCCCACTATCAATTAGTGCAGGTCTAGTTACCCCAACAACTGACTATGTAATTCAGTTTATTGGTAAAAACTCAGCTGATTACGGGCCAGCATTAAATCAAAATTTCCTACGAATAACAGAGAATTTTGCTAGTGAGACACAACCAAACCCCACAAACATACTCACAGGGCAGCTTTGGTATGATAAAGCTAACCTAAGCCTTAAAGTCTACGATGGGACCAGATTTAATAGCATTGCTAAACTTACCACAAGCAATGTTGTAGCTGCATCAGCAACAGTAAAAGAAGGCGATCTTTGGTTTGATAAAACTACAGATCCAGCTAACAAAGCTCTTAAGATCTATAACGGCAACGCCTGGGTTAAAGTAGGCGAAAGCACATTCAGCAGTAACGCTGGTACTAGTGGTACAGTTACTGGAACTGTGGACAGCAGCACTGGCTCAACTAAGACTGTCACAGCATTTTATATAGACGGAAATGTAGTTGCTGTACTAAGTGGCAGCGATTTTGAAATGGGTTCTAGCGCAACTACACTTGCTACTGATATCAATACATCATTTGGCGCTAATGCTGATTTATATACTGGTTTCACGTTTGCCAGCGCCAATGTTAAACTAGTAGGCACAGCCACTAATGCAGATAAACTAGGAAACTTAAACGCCAACGCCTATGTAACTACTACTGGAAATGCGCAGGTATTAAGTGGTGTAATCCAGTTTAGTAGTACTAATGAAGCAGGTGTAAGCTTTGGTAATGCCAGTCAGTTTAGAATCGTAGGCGGCTCAAGTACGCTAGTAAGACTACAAAACACAGTTAACAGTGGTGATATAGCAGTCAACGTTGTAAATTCCGGCTCTAGTGTGGAAGCATTAAGAATCTACTCTAATACACAAGTACAAGCCGCTACTTACGCAGCCACTTCTAGTGTAGTAGTAGGTAATATAACAATGAACACAAGTAATATTGTTCCTGCATCCAATATTAGTGGAACAATAGGAAGTAGCACAAGATATTTTAGTAATGTATTTGCAAATTCAGTCACGGCCGTGAATTTAATTGGTAGAGCTAGTTCAGCAGAGTACGCTGACTTGGCAGAACGATTTGCGGCAGATAATGTCTACCCTCCTGGTACTCTAGTTCGTGTGGGTGGCTTCTATGAAGTAACTCTAGAAACAGAAGAGTTGAGCCAAAACGTACTAGGTGTAATAAGCACTGCGCCAGCGTACCTAATGAATGCAGAAGCAGGCAATGAGAAATCTCACCCAGCGGTTGTACTTTCTGGTAGAGTACCAGTAAGAACACTAGGTACAGTTACTAAAGGTGATCGTCTAGTATCTGCCGGAAATGGACTAGCTCGAGCTGCAACTGCTGATGAAGTGACGCCATTTAATGTCATTGGTAGATCCCTAGAGGACAAAAAAGACCCTTCAGAAAATACAGTGCTAGCTATTGTACGAATAAATATTTAATAAAGATTTTTGGGATTAATATATGACTTATGCGCAAACTGGTTTAATTCAAGCTACTGACTATAACAATTTTATAGGTGGTAATGCTGGAGCAAAAGTATCAGGTGAACTTGCCACGGTGTGGGGGAGAGGTAGAGGAGACTCTGGTTATGGTCAAGTAGTGCCAGCTAACGTGTCAGTAGCAAGTACTGTAACTGCTACACAGTGGTCAGATTTCTTTAACTATCTTAACCGTATGCGTCGGCATCAAGACGCCTTGGCTAATATTGTTACTACTCTGCCTGTTGCGGGGGATACTATAACTTTTTATAGTCAAGTCTCTGGCAACTTGACCACAGGATTTACAAATAGAAATAATTACTCAGCAGTGGGAACTACTATCACTGGTACTAATGCCAACGTGTCCTATTCCAGTACAACATCTGCATTGTACACTGTAGACGTAACAAGAACAGTGAGTTTCGCAAGTCCAGATGCTGCACGATTCTTCTTTAATTCGGGCGGGCAAATTGTATTCAACGTTCCAGCTATTACAAGAACAGATGCCACGAGCCGAGGCGCAACTTTTATTGCCTTCCAACCATTTATGACTGCCAAAACTCTTAGAGGTACTAATTGCGCAGCTAGAACAGGAACAGGCGGTGCTAGCGTAACGGACAATACTACACAGGGTTATTGGAACTTATCTACAGCTAATGTAATTTTATTCCAAGCTACTGCAACCACAGCACAATACACAGACAGTAATGTGACACTGAGAGTTAGAACTAATGGTCAACAAGATGCTACCTATCAGGACGTTGGTAACGTAATTACATTTACCTATACCATTAACCAAGGTTTCCAGAGTGCTGAAGCCGGAGCTGATACCACTAGTGATGATATCTCTGGAACTATTACTACCAGAATTGATATTATTCCACCAGAAACAACTTTCCTTGCAAACACCTGGGGTAGTATTACAGTTACTTAATGTAATACCAAAACCTATTGACGAACCAAAAGGCCTATAGTATAATACTCTAGGCCTTTATTACATTAAAACTATGAATTCTATAAGTCAAATTGCAGAGTCAGTGCGTCAAGCCACTGACATACAAATAAACAAAAAACTTCTTCGCGAATCAGTCAAAACTAATTTGCACTTTACCCATAATGGTGGAATGTTTTTAGCTAGTCCCGAGCTTCTGTCTTTCGTAGCTACTTGGCCTGATGATGAGTTATTTTTAGCAGACGTCTACGAAAATCCTATAAAAGTATCTAGGCAAGAATTTTATGAACTAGCCAAGCAACATTATCAAGTACAAATGAACGCCTGGCATCAACAATATCAGGAAATAGCTCGTGTCCGAAAAGTCTAAGGGGGTAGTGGTATTCGCTAGTAATACTGACAAAGTAGACTATTTGGAAATAGCAGCTAGATGCGCAAGACTAGTTAAACATTCACTGGGTCTACCAATTACCCTTATAACGGATGCAACTGATTATAAAAATAATAATTTTGAAAATATTATTAGTATTCCGGCTTTAGATAATACAAACACAAAATACTATAATAGTGCAACCTGGGTCTGGCGTAACAAGAGTAGATATAAAGCATACGAGCTTACACCCTATGATACCACAATTTTAATAGATTCCGATTACCTTGCGCTTACTAATAATCTAGTTAAACTTCTTGATACTAACTTTGACTATTTAATAGTCAAGGACAGTTATAATACGCAGGAAATTTTAACACAACCAATGGCACGTGGTAGTATTAATTACCTATGGGCAACGGTGGTGGCGTTCAATAAAACCAAAGCCAGTCAGGATTTATTTGATATGGTTGCTAGGATAGAAAATCGATATAGTTACTATTGTGCAATGTTCAACATATTTAATCAAAGCTATCGTAACGATTACGCATTTGCTATAGCAGATCTAATAATAAATGGATACCGTTTAGAAAACAATAGGCGTATACCCTGGCCAATGCTTACTCTTGATACAGAAATTAAAAGTTTAGAAAAACAAAACAAATCATTGATTATACGAACTGATAAGAAAGCTCATATCCTTCCAGTTCAGGACATACACGTTATGGATAAATTATATCTACTATCAGACAGTTATAAAAACTTTCTAGAAGAGTACATAAATGCAGCATAAAGAACAACTTGGATTTTTAACCATAGCTGAAAACACGCAAGATACTGACTATCTTAGTTTAGCCTATCTGCAAGCACTTAATATAAAAGCTACCCAAAAAAATAATAGATACGCAGTCCTAGTAGACGCCGAGACAAACAAACAAATAACAGCAAAACATAAAAAAGTTTTTGATTACGTAATAGAAATACAAAATAATTATAATAATCAAGACTCGAACTGGAAATTGGCGAATGAATGCCAGGCCTTCAGTCTTACTCCTTTTAAAGAAACTATCAAATTAGAAAGTGATTTACTTTTTACTTCCAGTATAGATCACTGGTTGCCTAGTTTTCGATTACGTGATGTGTTTATGCCACTGGGCTGCTTAACAAGTCAGGGCAAGCCAGCAACTAGTCGAGCCTACCGTAGATTTTTCGACAGTAATGCACTACCTGACATTTATACAGGGCTTATGTATTTTAGATATAGCCAGACATCTGCTAGATTTTTTAGTACAGCTAATGAGATAAGAGAACACTGGGATGAACTAAAAACAAGGGTGTTAAAAAATTGTCGAGAAGAAACCCCCAGCACTGATGTACTTTACGCCGTCACTGCGCAGGTAGTGGGACTAGAACTTACAACATTACCCACGCTGGATTTTATTAAATTTGTGCATATGAAACCAGAGATAAATGGTTATAATACCAGTATACCCTGGTACGATGCAGTTCTAGCGGAACGAGATCAAGATATGATACGAATTAATAGTGTTAACCAATATTGGCCTGTACACTATTATGATAAACAGTATGCTACTCCAGAACTAATTGAATACTATGAACGCAGAACAGGAATTATTTAAAGCTTTGATGGAAGCCTATCAGGAACACTTAGCATATAAACCAGAAGTTCCTGAGTATAGATGGTACTACGATAAGCAGGGCGACATTAAAATGTGTAGTATGATAAATCATCCTACAACAGAATTACCTTATATAGTAGTAGAAAAGGAAATATTTTACAATTACCACCAATATTATATACGAGATGGTGTAGCAGAACTAATCGTGCATAATGTTGAATTAAAAAGAAAACTTAAAAGATCCAAGACTGGTGTTCCTACAATTCCTGGACACGCAGCACTGGTAATAGATAAATCAGAATTAAAAAACTTTAAACATATTGAATATTATGACTATACAAACAGAAACTCTTGATATTGCTGATCTAGATGTAGTCTTTTTAACCTACGATGAACCTAAAAAGGAAGAATTTTGGGTTAAAATACAGAATATGATACCCTGGGCTAAAAGGGTTGATGGGATTAAAGGTAGCGATGCTGCACACAAGGCAGCGGCCGCGCAAAGTGATACAGACTGGTTTGTATTAATAGATGGAGATAATCTACCAGACCCGGAATTTTTTAATCTACAATTGAATATTAAACCAGAATATGCTGGTGCAGCCTTTAGATGGAAAGCTAGAAATATCATAAATGGGCTTCGTTACGGCAATGGGGGTCTTAGTGTCTGGAGCAAAGACTTTGTCAATAATATGCGAACACACGAAGCTAGTGATGGGAGAGAAGAAACTGCTGTTGAATTTTGTTTTGATCCAAAATATTTCGCAATGCATAATTGCTACAGTACAACATACCCCAATGGTAGTCCCAAGCAGGCCTGGCGTGCTGGTTTCCGTGAAGGAGTCAAAATGTGTCTGGATCGCGGCGCAAAACCTAGCCTTGAAGAATTTGAACGTAAAGTAAACAATCGTAATTACGATCATCTCTGCATCTGGCAGAGTGTGGGAGCAGATGTAGAAAACGGTTATTGGGCTATGTATGGTGCAAGACTAGGTACATTTATGATTATGCTTGAAGGTTGGGATCATCATTATGTACAAGACTTTGATATGTTAGAAAAATTGTGGGATATGTTTAGTAAAGAAGATCCTGTACTAGGCTGCACAAATATTCAGGATGCTCTGACGAACAGATTGGGTCTTCCTATAACAATGTTAAGTCCTGATCAAAGTAAATTTTTTAAGCATCATTATAGTTCAGGTCAACGTAACACCGAAATTATGATGACCGAGATGGACGTAATTAGAAGAATAGAAGGTTGGTAATGTCCAGCGAGTTTTTAACAGCAGCAGAAAAAATGAAGTCCCAGCTTGGTGAGGGACTATGTCTTGCAAAATGGCAGCAGGTCAGCCTGCATCTTCCCACGGGCTTAACAAATAGTTGCTATCATCCTCCACTTCATAAAATAGACGAAACATTATTAAAAGATAATCCCAGTGCTCTACACAATACGCCCTACAAAAAAGAACAGCGCAGAATTATGTTGCGTAATGAACGCCCTGGTGAGTGTAGCTATTGTTGGACACAAGAAGATTTAGGTAACCTAAGTGATAGGCACTACCGTAGTGGCGAACCCTGGGCAGCAGAACATTTCGATCGTATTGTAAACAGCACTGGAGATGAAGATGAAATTCCAAGTTATGTGGAGGTCAATTTTAATCACGCTTGTAACCTTAAGTGTAGTTATTGCAGCCCTCAGTTTAGCAGCAGTTGGTCTGACGAAATTACTAGGCACGGAGCGTATCCCACTAGTAATCCTCACAATGACCCCAGTCACTTTACAGGTCGTAAACGACCTATCCCTGCTCGTGAATATAATCCATATGTGGATGCCTTTTGGGAATGGTGGCCTAGTTTATACCCTACGCTCAAACACTTTCGAATGACTGGTGGCGAGCCCTTGATGGATAAAAACACATACCGTGTATTCGACTATGTGTTAGAGCATCCTAGTCCTGATTTGCATCTTGATGTTACTAGTAATTTCAGTGTCGAGC